CATGGCAATCGTCGGAACTGATTGCAGAGCGTGAGGCTGACCGCAAGCTGCATGACGCAGACAAGTACGCGAATATATGGCTGGGAAAGTATCTCAAGAATACTGATGGCGACTACTACAAGCGCGAGCTAGAGCAGGTCAGGGCGCAAGGCCGCATTTGTCGCATTCCAACGCTGGATGTTCCGGTCAATACATTCTGGGATATAGGCAATTCAGATGGTTGTGCGGTATGGTTTCATCAACGTGTGGGCATGGAAGATCGGTTCATTGGGTATTACGAGGCGCACGGCGAAACGCTGGCGCACTACGCCAAGGAACTTCAAGGCCGTGGATACCTGTTCAACAAGCATTTCATGCCGCACGATGCAGACCACAAGCGACTAAGCGACACGAACAAGTCCGTCAGGGAGATGATGGAAGGGTTGGGATTGCGCAACATCGAGATTGTGCCGGTGATTACCGACTTGAACGCAGGCATACAGATAACCAGGAGCCATTTCGCCAGTGCCTATTTCGATGCGGAAGGCTGCAAGCTGGGTATTAAACGGCTGGAGAATTACCGTAAGCGATTCAGCACGAAAGATAATCGCTGGATAGATGAGCCGAATAAGGCTAATGGAAGCAGCGAGGCAGCAGACTCATTTAGGCAATGGGCGCAAGCCAATGAAGCCGGGAGCGTTACACAGATGGGCAGTACGTCAATGCGTAGACCGCAGAAAACAGGCGGCTGGCGCACGTTATAAAACATATTGCAGATGTGAGCAACGGCGGTTGTCATTATCCCGCTGGCGGGGCAATTCCTCCCCTGCATAGACTGGCCGGGCAGTGAATCTGCTAACCCGTAAATATTACTAAGCCGCCTAGAGCGGTTTTTTGCATTTGGAGATAAATATATGTCAGGCGTTTCATTCGGCGGTTCGACGGCATGGAAGGTGCAGCAGGTCGGTGATTTAGTCCGAGCCTACCACTGGTGCGAAAATGAACCAGCCATGGTGATCTACCCGGCACGCGCACGGTATAACTCTGGCGCATACATTATTTGCCTGTCCAGCGCATTCAAATACGATGACATCGGCTATCTGGTGCAACAAGCCGCAGTAGCGGCACGTGTAATCGGCATGGACGAGACATCATTCAGTATGAACAGGATTGGCACGGTCATTCACGATGGGCTCTTAGATCTAATTGTCATGCCCCCTGAGCCGCAATGGGTCAAGGACAGAGAAAAGGGCGAGGTATTTGCTGACCTGGAAATAAAGGCAGACGGCAAGACTATCATCGAGCGTGAGGTTCGAGAGGGTGAACGGGGTGATGTGCATGGATGATTTCACGTCAACGCCTCCAAGCACGGATTCATTCGTGGAGCGCAAAGCCAAGCCAACCACACGCGCCAAAAAAAACAACCTTGACAGCCCGAAGATGCTTGAATTGCATAAAGAGGTGCAGATTTGGTTTGACCAAGAAAGCCAGCGTCAGGCTGCTAATCGCTATCAGATGGCTCTTGATGAGGACTATTACGATTCGTTGCAATGGAGTGACGAAGATGCGCGGGTGTTGATGGACAGAGGCCAGGCGCCTGTTGTGTACAACGAAATCAAGGCCAGCATAGACTGGATGATCGGTACTGAAAGACGTACACGGATTGACTACAAAGTATTGGCGCGTAACAAGGATGGCACCGAAAACGCCGAGGCCAAGACATCATTGCTCAAGTATCTGAGCGATACGAATAACTCTGAATTCCACCGTTCGCGCAGTTTTGATGATGCAATCAAGGCCGGTATGGGCGTGCTGGAGACGGGATTACGGGGCGATCCGACCGAAGAGCTGCTATTCGAGCGGTATCAGGATTGGAGATCAACGATCTATGACAGCAACAGTGTAGAGCATGACCTTTCAGATGCGCGCTATTTTTTCCGCTGGAAAGATTTAGACGATGACATTGCGCTGATCTACTTTGCCGACCGCGCCGACATTATCCGCGCATCAATCAAAAACGAGGGATCGGCTGACCCTGAAGATTGGTATGCAGGGCGTAGAACTGACCCGTCCGAAGATTGGCAGCCACGAACAGGCCGCTATCAACCGTATGACGGTACGGCATTTGCCTCAAGCCAGCGCCGGACAGTGCGATTTTATGAATGTTGGTATCGTGTTCCGGTATCGCGCCGGGTGTTTACGGGTGGATACCATAACGGCACGAAGTACGACAAGAACAATCCCGAACATGTGGCGGCAGCGAATGAGGGCTGCGGCCTGTATGACCGTATGGAAATGGAACTCCGCGTGGTGATTTATACCTCAGTGGGTATTGTGTACGAGGGTGCAAGCCCATATCGACATAACCGTTTCCCGTTTGTTGTGACCTGGTGTTATCGCAGGAAACGCGACAATGCGCCCTATGGCTGCATACGGCCTTTGAGAGATGCTCAAGACGGACTGAACAAGCGCCATTCCAAAGCGCACCATATCCTGTCCACGAACAAGATCATCATGGATAAGGGCGCGGTTGATGACATCGAAGAACTGCGCGATGAAGCCGCCAGAAGTGATGCGGTAATCGTCAAAAATCCCGGCAAGAGTCTGGAAATAAACCGCGACATAGCACTGGCCAACGAGTATTTGCAGTTGATGGAAGGCGATGCGAACTATATTCGCAAGCTGTCTGGTGTAAACGACGAGAACCTGGGGCGCAAGACCAATGCAACTTCTGGCATAGCGATTCAAGCGCGGCAAGAGCAAGGGTCTGTTGTCAGCACTGAGCCATTCGATAACCACAGATTCGCATTACAGCAACTTGGCGAGATCGAATTATCGCTGATTGAGCAGTTCTACAGTGAGCAGAAGGTGATTCGCTTATTGGGCGGACGCGGACAGGCTAATTTTGTTGAATTGAATACACCGGACGAAAACGGGCGCATCGTTAATGACATCACGGCGATGGAGGCTGACTTTGTTATCAGCGAACAGGATTACAAATCCACCCTGAGACAGGCGATGTTCGAGAGTCTGTTTGAAATCATGGGGCGTATGGCGCAGATGGGTGGCCCCGGACTTCAAGCGTCAATGAATATGCTTGATCTGGTCGTGGATATGGCTGATTTGCCCAACAAGGATGATCTGGTTAAGCGTATCCGAGAGATCAACGGTCAGCGCGACCCGGATGCAGAGGAATCGCCGGAAGAACAGCAAGCACAACAGCAAGCACAGCAACAACAGGCCGCACAAGCCGAAATGGAACAGCGCGGAGCCGAAGCCAACCTGAAATTACTGGAAGCCAAGGTCGCGCAACTTGAAAAACAAACGGAGAAGATTGATGCCGAACGGCTTGTCGCTATGGTTACGGCAATGTACGAGGCTCTTCAATCTGGAGCAATTGTCGCTCAAACTCCGGGCATTGCGCCGGTGGCGGATGAAATCTTGAGGGGCGCAGGATACCAGCCAATAGCAGGTGGACTTGACCCTAACATTCCAGAAGCGCAACAGATGCAACAACAAGCAATGCCGCAAGAAATGCCCATGCCGCCAGAATTACAGCAGGCAGATGGGGCGCAGGCGGGAATTGAAACAATGAGGGCAGACGGATTACAACAAGGAGGTATATGATGGCGAAGTCACCAATAGCGGCAAATGTTATGAATAGAGAGTGGCAGACAGAATCTGATCTACGCACGCTAATCGAAGCCGAAGAAATCCGCGAAGACCCGAAACGTCTGGCCGCTGCGAAAGCGTGTGCCAAGGAAAAACTTGTGGACATGGCGAAGATTGCCGCATTTCCGGGTGAGGTAGAAAAAGGCGACAAAGATTGAGTAATCAAGCGTTTGCCTATTTATTAAGCGATTTAAACACGTTCTAAGCCGTTTAAATTAAGCGGTTGATACTAAGACACCACCGGCCAAGGCCGGTTTTTTTACGCCCATCGAAAGGAAAACAAAATGAGCTATACCGAAGAAGAATTGGCGCTGCTATCAAACGAAGAGCGCGAGGCACTTGCTGATGATGAGGTAAATGTTGATGCGCTCAAGGCGATTGCCGGTGACGAAGATGAAGAGATGCAACCTGCCGGAGCTGTCGCGGAAGCTGTAACCAGCACAGAAACATTCGCGCACCAATATCAAGCACCACAAGTTGACAACTACGATGCCAAAGCAGCGGACTTTGCCGCACAGAAGGCCGAACTGCGCCGCCAGATGAACGAGGGTGACATTGATCTTGATACCTACGAATCCCAGAAGGATGAAATTGTCGCGCAGGAAATGACATTGCGCGAGCAGAAGATCAAGGCTGACATATCCGCCGAGCAAAGCGACCAGTCAAACAAGGCGCGCTGGCTGTGGGATCAAGAGCGGTTCTTCGAGGCTGACGCAAACGCAATCTACAAGGACAAATACCTGCTGGCTGCATTCGATGCCGCTGTTCGTGACTTGGGTGGGGATGAGGCTAATGCAAGCCAGAAGGGTGATTGGTTCTTGCGTGAGGCCGACAAGCTGGTTCGTGCGCGATTCAATACGGCACAGCCAACACAAGCAAAGCAAGACGGACGCAAGCCTGATTTGAGCGTAGTACCCAAGACATTAGCACATCTACCTGCTGCTGAAATAGCGCAAACAGGCGAAATTGGAGAGTTTGACCACATAGACAGGCTGGACGGGTTGGAACTGGAAAGAGCGGTAGCGCGATTGTCCGATTCGGAGCGTGAACGCTATCGTGCCGCTGCCTGATAATTTGACCACTCTTAAGCTAGACGTAAAGGTGGGCGAGTCGGTGACATTTGATAACGGACGCATCAACCTGACGCTGATGGACAAGTCAGGTCGGCTGGCACGCCTTGAAATCAACGCGCACAAGGATGTAAAGATCAAGCACAACAAGATGGAAGCCAGTAGTTTCGCAAGGAACGGGCTGACCGTCATCAAGTAGTTTCACCCGCTGGCATTCTGCTGGCGGCGCAGTACTGAAGTTAAGCGCATGAGTGCTTTCTTAATGTTTTTAACCTTTAAGGAGAGCACATCATGGCAACAACAGTAATAGGTTTAGGCGATGCAAAAGCCGTCAAGCGGTATTCCGCAGAACTAGCAATTGACGTAAGAAAAGAGAGTTATTTTTCCCGCAAGTTCATGGGCGAGGGTGTCAAGTCGATGGCTTGCATCACTGTTCTGAACGAATTGTCCAACGACAAAGGGGAAATGATCTCCTATGACCTGGCCTTGCGCAAGAGGATGAAGCCGATTCAGGGCGATGCTGTCCTGCGCGGTTCGGAAGAAGATAGAAAGTTTGCAACTGCAAGCATCTACATCGACCAGCTAAGAGGCGGTTCCAACTTGGGCGGTCGTATGTCGCGCAAACGCACGATGCACGAACTCAGGGACAGCGAAAAGCCGTTGCAGTCGCAGTGGTGGGCGAGTTTGTTTGACGAAGCCATCATGCTGTACTTGTCTGGTGGCGGTAGGGATACCGTGCTGGATAGTACGGCAGCCGGTGCGTCGATATTCTCGAACACGGACTACATCGAAAGCACAGGGTTTGTCGGCTATGCCGGTAATACCTTTGAAGCTCCGAGCGCATATCGCCAGCTATACGGCAATAACGCTACCTCCATCGTATCTATTGATTCGGCTGATGTAATGGATTTGGCATTGATTGCCAGAGCTAATGCGCGTGCCAAGTCTGGATTTGCTGATTCAGTCGGCAATCCTATTCCGGCATTGCAGCCGATAAAGATTGACGGAGAGGATCACTTTGTTTGTGTGATGTCGCCCTTCCAAGCGCACAGCTTGCGTACTGCATCCGGTTCAGAGTGGTTGGCAATTCAGAAAGCTGCTGCTGCTGCCGAGGGGCGCAATAACCCGATATTCAAGGGCGGGTTGGGCATGTACGACAACGTAGTGCTGCATGAACACGCAAGTGTTGTTACCCGCAGCAACGCCGGTTCTGGTGCGAATCTGCCCGGCGCACGTGCCTTGTTCCTTGGCCGTCAGGCTGGCGTGGTGGCATTCGGTTCGCCGGGTACTGGCTTGCGCTTCAACTGGCAAGAAGAAATGGAAGATCGGGAAAATCAGATTGTGATTACCTCGAACTCCATCCTCGGAATCGACAAGTGTACCTTCGCAGTGAACGGAACTAATTACGACTTCGGCGTGATTGCTTTGGACACCTACGCACTTGATCCAAACGCTTAAACAATTGAGGCCGGGGAAACCCGGCTCATTTAATCTGAATTAAGGAGAATCACCATGGCAACAACCAAGAAATCAAACCACGTCAAAGGGCTGATCCCAACCCCTACGCCGATTGGTAAAGAAGTAATTAGTGTGTTTGAGTCAATGGCAATCGCAACAACCGACATTGACTTGGCCGATGTAATGCAATTCCTGATATTGCCTGCTGGCTGCGTACCAGTCTCGTTCACTGTTGGCGCGACTGACATGGA